GGCAGCGATTTTTTCCCTGCCAGCAACCGTTATAAGCGATTTAAAAATTTTGCTCATCTTGATTGATTCCGCATTTTTTGACAGTCATCAGCTATCGCGACCTAAAATCGCCTGTTGTCCGTCATGTCGCGTCGATTATAACGTATTTGCCGTGCTATCACAGGGCTGTCTGGTCAGCTACTGGCGGGTACTTATAGATAGTTTTAACATCTACCTCGACCACGTCTGTAACCCGCTGCCACCTATGCGACCAGATTCTCAGCAACGAATAAATCACTGATCTTTTATCAGGATATGACTAATTGTAATTAAGGGATATCCTTCACTACTCACATAAAGTTCGGATGGTACCCCATGAGCGATGCAAAACCCGTAATTTTCATATCTCATATAGCTGAAGAAGCGGAGATAGCAGTAAATCTAAAGGCACTGATCGAAAAATCATTTCTTAACTTTATCAATGTTTTTGTCTCTTCAGATGCTCATAGCAGTAGTATTGGTGACGGGTGGCTAAGCCAAATACAGGCAAATCTATCAGAATCTATTTATACGATAGTAATATGTAGCCCAAAATCTATAGGCAGGCCATGGATAAATTTTGAAGCTGGTGCATCATGGATAAAAAATATAAAGATAGCTCCCTTATGTCATTCTGGATTATCACCAGAAAAATTACCAATCCCGTTAACAAACTTTAACGGAACTTGCCTAGATAATAACAATGGCCTAGAAAATCTATTTTTTTCAATTGCTAAGGAAGTAAAGCTATTACAGCCCAATGTTGACTTTTCTGGTTTTATTAGATTCATATCAGAATTTCAAGAAAAGTATTTGATAGATGATAAATTAATCGAAATATTTAATAAGTTTGAGCAATTCACTCCTAGCTTTCTCAAAACATTATTAGACAATAAAGAATCAATTCTTTTTGCCCCATTATCTGAAGAGACGTATGTAACATCATCCCTAACATTCTTAGAAAATAATAATGTTGTAAAAAGCAAATTATTATCTTCGAATGTTAACATTACAAATATCGGTCAAAGCGGGTCAACCAAAATACCTACGCAAATAAAATACAAAATCACTCCACATGATAATTTTATAGATTTACTATGCAGATGCAAGCTAATTAGACTTAAAGAGTAATATAAATACAGGCCAAGCATTTCTCTAATCACCAAGATTACGCTTGGCCTATAATTAATTATTATCATCGCTAATAAAAAATTTCCAACCCTTTATTTGCCTGCTCAATAGCACTAATTACACGACTTTTAATATCAACAATAGCGCTAATATTAAAACACCTCACAAACAATTGGTAATTTAAAATATCATCACCAATAAATGTCATTGCCATTTTGGTTAGCTCGGCATTCATGCCAAGGAGATTCATTATTGATAGAGTAATTTGGCTGCGCTCTGTTAATTGTTTCATTTCACCTGTCATGATTATCCCTTTTATGTTACAGTTAGTTATTTTAACGCCATGAAATATAAACATTCGTATAGTTCATTCATTTAACCGCACTATATTAAAATCAATCTCTTGGCCATAATTGAAATTACCTTTAAACAATACTTTATCATCACATTCCGGTGCATTTATTACATGTAATAAATCCCCACCATCACTCTTAATTTCAACTCGCGAGATACCGGTTAATAAAACATCATTTATCATCGCTTTACTTGCATCATAAAACAAATGATCGCCTATTTTATGTATTTCAGTAACATTTAAATTAAAAATCACAATATACATATAAACGCCTCTATTGATTAGTTTGTTGCTGAGTGTCCGCATAGCTTGGCATTTAGTCCGACATTACATTCGGACAAAGCCACGCCACTGATATTGATGATTCGAACGTACGCCTGCGTTTTCGCACTGTTGATATAAACCTGAACAGCCACAACAGGCATTGACCCGGCGTATCCGACTGGCGTCACGTCCAGTGTGTAGTTCGTCCAGTCAGCAATAGAAATGCCAAACAGTGTCGTCACATCTTTTTCAGAATACCCGCCGGCACTTATTGGCCCCCACGCGACAGCTGAGGATGTGGTATGGAATTTCACACCACCGTCGAGGTTTACCCTGTTTTTTGCTTTTCCGTTTCCCGTACCCAAATACAGCCGCCGGGAATACGTATCGCCATAATCATCCACTCCCCAGGGTATAACTGATGCAGAAACCGAGTGGATAAACGACCACACCCCCGATTGAGTGTCGCGACGCCTGGCAATCGGGGCGTTACCTGATGCAAATATCGAATAGTTGCTCGCGTCGTATATTCCCAGCCCGGTCACAGAATCAAAAATACGCTGTCCGTACTGCCATTTATAAACGCCATCGCGGAGACGTTGAACGCGAATACCATCGGTCCCTGACGATGCCGATAAATCACCTCCTCCCGCGATGTACACCCCGCAATAATTCCCGCCGCCATCCAGCACGCCATCAATATTGCAGTCAATCTCAAGCCCGTAAACCTCATCGCCCGTCTTCAGGTTGTGCGCATTTGTCAGGATGTTCATGCCCCACAATTTCTGACGCTCACAGTTGAATGACTCTATTGCGGCCATCAGAGCGACGAACGGCTCATAGTTCGGACCGCTGGACAGCGTGTCATGGACAGCCATTTCAACAGCCATAGTCTGGTGCTTAACCGACGTTCCATCGATATTCACAGCGCTATATTGTTTTGTTCTGAACGTAGTGCCTGATATTTTGTGGTTCGGGTGCGTTGTTAGTCTCGGCAGAAAATTGGTATTCGTGACAGTAATTCCCGGGGAAAAAATAACAGTGCACGGCTCGGAGCGATCAAATTCTATCGCGCTGCTTAGAGTGACATTGGCATCAAAAGTGATGTTGCTGGATTCATCGAAAGCAGCCTGTACAGCATCCTGGTCGGACAGCCCCTGATTTTTGTAATAACTGATCGCGACAAGAGGTTTATTACCTAACTTTGCGACCAGTGAGGTCCCTTCGCCTGAACCCAGGTTTACGCGAATAATGTCGGCAATTTACAATCAGCTTTTTCAAAGGGTTGCATAATGCTGATTGGCTACGCGCGGGTGTCTACCGGCGATCAAAACCTCGATTTGCAGAAAACCGCGCTGGTTCGCGCAGAATGTGAGCAGATTTTCGAAGATACAGCGAGCGGGAAAAACGCGAGACGACCAGGGCTGAGGCGTGCTATTCGTCGCTTAAAACCAGGTGATTCTCTTGTGGTCTGGAAGCTGGATCGCTTGGGGCGTAGTGTTCGTGACCTCATCACTCTGGTCTCAGAGCTGCAGGATAGAGGTATTCACTTTCGTAGTCTGACCGATAGCATTGATACCAGTACGCCAGCAGGCCGCTTTTTCTTCCACGTCATGAGCGCCCTGGCTGAGATGGAGCGCGAGCTGATCGTCGAGCGTACCCGAGCCGGGTTAGCAGTTGCGAGGGAACAGGGGAGAGTTGGCGGTCGCCGCCGGGTAATGACTGAAGAAGTGGTGGAGCAGTGCCGCAGAATGCTGGAGAACGGCGCTACCCGGCAGCAGGTGGCTGATGTGACAGGCGTGGACGTGAAAACAATCTACAAGTACCTCCCGGCGACTTGAAGACAAAGATTTCACTACTTTTCCTGATATGTTACGTTTGGCTTAATCAATTCATTCAGCCTTGAAAACAGTTTGGTTTGTTCGTGAACGGTAAGAAAGCAATAAGTTTTGAGCAATTTTTAACTATTAACAGCAATCTTGTTTCCATCTCAGATACATGGGCTGACTTGTGGGCGTTAATTTTTCACACGGGTTTAAGCGCTGGAAGGCTGCTGAGTATTCGATATGATGATATTGATGGTGACCTGATACTGATACGAAAACAGGGTCACCTGAAGGAGCTACGTGTTAAATCAACCCCTCCAGTGGAGGCGATGATTGCTCGTAGAAGAGAACGCTATCCAGAAGATGTTTATTTATTTCAGAGTCATTCTAACCGTGTGAAGTACCATCGCCGGCCGGTCACTATAATTGCTTTCAACGCCGCTTTACGTCGCGCCGCTAGATCATTACCAGACGTTAACGTAAGCAGTAGTAGCGCGAGAAACATACCGGACTAAGCGCCTGTCCAGTAGCGTGTGGCCGATGTGACAGGCGTGGGAGTGAAGACGATTTACAAATATTTGCCAGTACAATACGGCGATAAAAAATCCCCTTGAGCAGGCACACTCAAGGGGAAAATACTACATAACATCATTGCTGTGTGCGTCTTTGCGCTCGTCTATCTTCCAAGAAGATGCCTAAAGCTTCCAGATATTTCTGGTCTGAGCAGTTAAATCATTGGTTTGGTAGCCGATGTGATAGGAGTGGGAGTAAAGACGATTTATAAATATTTCCCAGCCGGTTAAGTTTGCTCACCTGCGAACCGTATGCAAGAGATCGCAGGTGAGCAATTTGCTATTAAGGCATTGCCATAGCTGAAAAATTTTAACCTCGCATTGTTCGCAAAACCATCAAACAGCTAAGGCCTGAAAACACTTTCAGACTAACCTTACTCGTTACATCAATGTGTTACGGCAATGACAAAAATTGATAGCCAGAACCTATATTGATCTGTCGCCCTGTTAAAACTACTGTATATAAAAACAGTGTTAATCTGAGCGAGTCAATTATGCAGTTTTACACGCCCGTTGAGTTACGTGAGATCATGCTGATCCCGTTGTACAGTGACCTTGTGCAATGTGGTTTTCCAAGCCCTGCACAGGATTACGTTGAGCAACGCATCGATCTGAACGAGTTGCTCGTTAACCACCCCAGTGCGACGTATTTTGTCAAAGCCGCCGGCGACAGCATGAAGGATGCCGGCATAGGAGAAGGTGATCTTCTTGTTGTGGATAGCTCAAGGACAGCAGTTCATGGCGATATCGTTATCGCTGCAGTGGATGGGGAATTCACCGTTAAGAAGCTGCAGCTGCATCCGCGGGTTCAGCTTAACCCAATGAACCCTGCATATTCGCCGATAGTCGTCGGTAGTGAGGACACTCTCGACGTGTTCGGGGTGGTTACGTACATCATCAAATCAGCTGGCTGAGATGTTTGCACTTTGCGATGTGAACTCATTTTACGCATCCTGCGAAACTGTTTTCCGTCCTGACCTGAAGGGGCGTCCGGTGGTCGTTCTGTCAAACAACGACGGCTGCGTGATCGCCCGCTCGCAAGAGGCGAAGCCCTTCGTCAAAATGGGCGAGCCTTATTTCAAGCAAAAGGACATGTTTCGCCGGCACGGTATTATCGCGTTTAGCAGCAACTATGAGCTTTATGCCGATATGTCCAACCGAGTGATGACAACGCTGGAGGAACTCTCTCCACGCTGCGAAATTTACAGTATTGATGAGGCATTTTGCGACCTGACAGGAGTTCGGAATTGTCGCGACCTTGCCGACTTTGGCAGGGAAATTCGCGAGACGGTTCTGCGCAGGACGCACCTCACGGTCGGTGTCGGCATAGCCCAGACTAAAACCCTGGCAAAGCTGGCCAATCACGCGGCGAAACAGTGGCAGCGACAGACCGGAGGAGTGGTGGATCTGTCTAATCTTGAAAGGCAGAGGAAGTTGATGGCTTTGCTGCCGGTGGATGAGGTCTGGGGCGTCGGGCGCCGTATTAGTAAAAAGCTGGAGGCCATGGGGATTAAAACTGTGCTGCAGTTGGCGGATACCGATATCCGTTTTATCCGGAAGCATTTCAACGTCGTGTTGGAAAGAACTGTGCGGGAGCTGCGCGGGGAGCCTTGTCTTGGTCTGGAGGAGTTCGCACCGGTAAAACAGGAGATAGTCTGCAGCCGTTCGTTCGGCGAACGTATCACTGATTACCACGAGATGCGCCAGGCGATATGTTTATACGCATCCCGTGCCGCGGAGAAACTCCGAGGTGAACATCAGTACTGCCGCTTTATCTCTGCGTTCGTCAAAACCAGTCCCTTTGCGCTGAATGAACCCTATTACGGAAACAGCACATCGGTAAAGCTGCTAACGCCTACCCAGGACAGCCGGGACATCATCACCGCGGCGACGAAATGCCTCGATGCAATCTGGAAAAATGGGCATCGTTATCAGAAGGCAGGCGTGATGCTTGGTGATTTCTACAGCCAGGGCGTAGCGCAGCTCAACCTCTTCGACGACAACGCTCCACGGCAGAACAGCGAGAAGTTGATGGAAGTTCTCGATCATCTCAATGCGAAAGACGGACGGGGAACTCTGTATTTTGCAGGGCAGGGGATCCAGACTGCCTGGCAGATGAAGCGGGAAATGCTATCGCCACGTTATACAACCCGGTTTTCAGATCTACCAGTTGTCAGGTGACAGGGTCGATTAGCTCTGCTCCCTGATTCTTCACATTACCCACAGCGCGCGTTACGGCGTGCCATATAAACTTGTCGGCGGG